AATTATGAACACTATCTTGGAAATCCACTACTAAAAAAATCCAATGTTCCTGTAGAGTGGACTAAGGAACAAATCCTAGAATTTCAAAAGTGTATGGAAGACCCTATACACTTTATTAAAAACTACATTAAGATTGTATCTCTTGATGAAGGACTTGTGCCTTTTCAAATGTATGATTTTCAAGAAGATATCGTAGATACAATTCATAATGATAGATTCACTATATGTAAAATGCCAAGACAGTCTGGTAAATCCACGACTATGGTATCCTATATTCTTCACTATATTCTTTTCAACGATAATATGAATGTTGCAATCCTTGCCAACAAGGCTGCAACTGCACGAGATATTCTTGGTAGACTTCAACTTGCATATGAGAATCTTCCTAAGTGGTTGCAACAGGGAGTCGTTTCTTGGAACAAGGGTTCGGTAGATTTAGAGAATGGTTCTCGTGTAGTTGCTTCATCAACATCTTCAAGTGCAGTTCGTGGTGGTTCTTACAACATGATATTCTTGGACGAATTTGCATTCGTTCCTACTAATGTTGCAGAGGACTTCTTTAGTTCTGTTTACCCTACAATATCATCTGGTAAATCTACAAAGGTTATTATTGTTTCTACACCAAACGGTATGAACTTGTTCTACAAGCTTTGGGTAGATGCAGAGAATAAACGTAACTCATATAATATCATAGATGTTCACTGGAGTCAAGTGCCAGGCAGAGATGAGAAGTGGCGAACAGAAACAATTGCAAACACTTCAGAAGAACAGTTCAGACGAGAGTTTGATTGTGAGTTTCTTGGTTCTTCTAATACACTTATTGCGCCTGCAAAGATTAAGACGATGGCATTTCACAATCCCATCAAGTCAAACGCTGGGTTAGATGTTTATGAAAATCCAAAAGAAAAACATACATATACACTAATAGCTGATGTGTCAAGAGGAACAAACAATGATTACTCTGCATTTATTGTATTTGATGTAACAACTGTTCCCTATAAAATAGTTGCAAAATATCGTAACAATGAAATAAAACCTTTACTATTTCCCAACATTATACATGAAGTTGCTACTGCATATAACATTGCATATACTATGATAGAGGTAAATGATATAGGTGAACAAGTTGCAACTGCTCTACAGTTTGACTTGGAGTATGAGAACCTTATTATGGCTTCCATGCGTGGTCGAGCAGGCCAAGTCGTTGGAGGTGGCTTCTCAGGGGGAAAAGCACAATTGGGGGTAAGAACAACTAAAGCAGTTAAAAAGATGGGATGTTCAAATCTCAAACAAATTATTGAGACAGATAAACTAATTATACAGGATTATGATTTAATTAACGAGTTCTCTACATTTATTCTTAAAGGACAATCATACGAAGCAGAAGAAGGACATACGGATGACCTTGCAATGTGTTGTGTTTTGTTTGGTTGGTTAGTACAACAAACTTATTTTAAAGAGTTGACAGATGATGATATTCGTGCTAGAATGTACTTAGAACAACAACATCAACTAGAGCAAGACATGGCTCCATTCGGATTTATTATAGATGGAGTAAATGATTATGGTGAGGCTGTTATTGATGAATATGGACAAAGGTGGAGTCCAGTAGTTCGTAGTCACGATTCTGATTGGTAGAAAACATCAAATACCTACATAATATCAATAATATCGTTATCTAACTTTAAGAAACAATTAGCACATACTATTTTGGATTCATTGATTAGACCTACAACCTCAGTTCTAGATTCTTCATTTAATCCTTTTCTTTTAGTAAGATTTCGTATTTTCCCTTCATAGGGATAAAATTGGAGACATGCGGTTTCAGATTCCCCACAGTAATTACAGACTTTATCGGATAGATATTCATTTACCCATATCTTTCTAGCTCTATAATTACGTTGAGAAACCTTTTTTATGGTTTCTTTGTACTTTTGATAGTGATCTGACATAGAATTATTTATGTGCCGCAAAACCTATAAAAAACAAATGAAGAGAAGGTTTTTTATAAATATTCTTGTAAGTTTGGAAAACTTAATAATGATAAATCCATAAAGGAGAAAACAGGATGGCATTTCAAGTATCCCCTGGCGTTGCAGTCAAGGAAGTTGATCTTACTAATGTTGTACCTGCTGTTGCCACATCAATCGGAGCGATTGCTGGACACTTTACACAAGGCCCAGTATCAGAAATCGTTTCAATTGGTTCAGAACAAGAGCTGGTAGAAATCTTTGGTAAACCAACTTCAGACAATTATGAAACATGGTTTTCAAGCGCCAACTTCTTGCAGTACAGTAATGCTTTGCGTGTAGTTCGTGCCGACATGGCAGGATCTAAAAACGCAACAGCAAATGGTGCTGGACTGCAAATTAATAACGATGATGTTTACGATGCAAATTTTGCTGGTGGGCAAGCAACTGTAGGAAATTGGGCTGCAAAGTTCCCTGGCTCTTACGGTAATGCTCTAGGAGTTTCAATTTGTGCAAACGCAACTGGTTTCGAGCAGACTTTTAGTGGTGCTGCTGGTACACTAGGCGTAACAACTGGTACACCAGCTGTTGGTGATACTATTGTTGGAGTTGACAATGGTGGTGGTTCTGCTGGTGACGGTGGTGCTGCTTTCAATATTGGTGACATTGTATTCTTTGACGAAGCAGACGGACAACAGTATGAAGTTACTCTAATTCAAACTGATAATCTTCATATCAGACAGTTGGACGACCCAAATAATGGTGGACTTAAATCTGCCTTAACTGCCGCAACAACTGTTCGTAGACGTTGGAGATTCTATGACCAATTCGATGCAGCTCCAGGCACATCACCTTATGCTGTTGACAGAGGACTTGTATCAGACGAATTGCACGTTGTAGTATTCGATAAAACTGGTGGTATCACTGGTTTCGATAATGATCTTGGTGGACAAAGAGGTGCTTCAGTACTTGAAGTATATCCATTTGTATCCCAAGCATCTTCTGCTAGAAACCCACAAGGAACTAGTAACTTCTATGCAAACGTAGTTAACATAGGTTCATCATTTGTAAGATGGATGGATCACGATGGTTCACTAAGTAACGCTGGTACAGATCCAGCTGCTGGTACTACATTTGCATCAACTGCTGGTAAAGCTGGAGTAATTAACGCTGCTCTTACTGGTGGTACAGACGGTACTGCAAGTCCACTTGTTCCTACAGTAGGCGAACTAGACATTGCATACAATCTAATGTCAGATGCAGACACAATTGACATCAACTTGGTTATCGCTGGTGAAACACCAGCTGGTACAAATGGTGTAACACATGCAACTAACATTATCGACCTTGTAGAAGGAAGAAAAGATTGCGTTGCATTTATCTCACCTCGTTCAGCAGATGTTGTTGGTGTTACAACAGGTGCGGCACAAACATCAAATGTAAAAGGTTTCTTTGACCTTCTTTCAAGTTCTTCATATGCAGTATTCGATAGTGGATACAAGTATATGTACGACAAGTACAATGATGTGTATCGCTATGTTCCACTAAACGGAGATATTGCTGGACTATGTGCGAATTCAGATAATGTTGCTGACCCTTGGTTCTCACCAGCTGGTTACAACAGAGGACAAATTCGTGGTTCTGTAAAACTTGCATACAATCCAACAAAGGCAGAAAGAGATATTCTCTATCCTGCTCGCATTAACCCTGTATGCACATTTCCTGGCCAAGGCACAGTTCTCTTCGGAGACAAAACTGCTCTGTCCAGACCTAGTGCATTTGACAGAATTAATGTTCGTAGATTGTTTCTCGTACTTGAGAAAGCAATTGCAACTGCTGCTAAGTTTCAGTTGTTTGAGTTTAACGATGAGTTTACTCAGGCACAATTCCGTAACTTGGTAGAACCATTCTTGAGAGATGTTCAAGGACGGAGAGGTATCACCGACTTCTCAGTTGTGGCAGACGGAACAAATAATACTGGTGAAGTAATTGATAGAAATGAGTTTGTTGGAGACATCTTCATCAAACCAGCACGTTCAATCAACTTCATTCAACTAAACTTCATCGCTGTAAGAACTGGTGTTTCTTTCAGTGAGATTGGCGGATAAGGAGATAAGAAATGGCTAGTATTGACGATTTTAAATCAAACCTTATCGGTGGCGGTGCAAGAGCAAACCAGTATTCAGTTATAATGCCTTCAGTAGCAGGCGTTATCGCAACTGGACTTGACAGCCGTAGAACATCATTCTTGGTTAAGGCAACCTCGTTGCCTGGCCAGACAATTCCAGAAGTAACTGTTAACTTTAGAGGACGCCAATTGTTTCTCGCTGGTGACAGAACTTTTGAAACTTGGACAACAACAGTTATCAACGACACTGATTTCATGGTTCGTAACGCAATGGAGCGTTGGATGAATGCAATCAATGATCTTGAAGAAAATACTGGATTAACTAATGTCAATGATTATACTGCTGACTTACAAGTTAGACAGTTGGATAGAGATGACAGAATCTTGAAGTTCTATACTTTGAGAAGCTGTTGGCCAACTGTGATTGCTCCAATTGAGTTGTCATACGATACAGTAAGTGATATAGAAACCTTTGATGTAACTTGGAGATATACAAGTTTCTCCGCTAGTTCTGTATAATCTAGTTTTACAAACCGACTAAATAGTTGGGTAAAATTAGGAGAACTATAGTATGGCGGAACTATTTGGTTTCAGAATCACACGGGCGAATCAAAGTGGGGGTAGTGATGGATTCACTGCTCCCGCTTCTGATGACGGCACACTTGATATTGTATCAGGCGGTGGACACTATGCGTCTATCCTTGATATGGACGGTCGTGAAAGAAACGAACTTGACTTAATAAGAAGATATCGTGATATTGCACAACAAGCAGAATGTGATAGTGCAATTGAAGATATTGTAAACGAAGCGATTGTCTCTGACGAAAGAGATCAATCGGTATCAATTTCTCTAGATAATCTAAATCAATCAGCTAATATTAAATCAAAAATCAGAGATGAATTTGATGAGGTATTACGTTTGCTTGATTTCAATGCAAAAGGACATGACATTTTTAGAAGATGGTATGTCGATGGTAGATTATATTATCATAAAATTATTGATACAAAATCACCTCGCAAGGGAATCAAGGAAGTAAGATATATTGATCCTCGCAAAATTAAAAAGGTGAGAGAACAAAGAAAAGAAAAAGATCCAAAAACTGGTTTGGATATGGTGAGAAATATAGAGGATTTCTATCTCTATAACGAAAAAGGAAACGACCAAAACACAGGAACATCTAGTGGTATAAAAATTACTGCTGATGCAGTTTCATATTGTCCATCTGGTTTGGTTGATATGCACAAAGGTACAGTCCTTTCTCATCTAAACAAAGCTATTAAACCTGTAAATCAGTTGCGTATGATTGAAGATGCGTTAGTTATCTATCGTATTTCTCGTGCGCCTGAAAGACGTATTTTCTATATTGATGTTGGTAACTTGCCTAAAATTAAGGCAGAAGCATATCTAAAAGATGTGATGAATCGTTATCGTAACAAGTTAGTGTATGATGCAAGAACTGGTGAAATTCGTGACGATAGAAATCATATGTCAATGTTAGAAGATTTCTGGCTACCTCGTAGAGAAGGTGGTAGAGGTACAGAAATCACAACCTTGCCTGGCGGATCAAACCTTGGTGAGATTGATGATATTCAGTACTTCCAGAAAAAACTATATCGTTCACTCAATGTACCAGTATCAAGACTTGCAGAAGAGACAGGGTTCTCTATTCGACGTTCTGATAACATTACAAGAGATGAATTAAAGTTTACAAAGTTTGTACAAAGACTTCGTAAAAAGTTTTCTGTTCTTTTTGCAGACATGTTGAAAACACAGTTAGTGTTGAAGGGTGTTATTGCAGTTGAAGAATGGGATACAATGAAAGAACACATCCAGTTTGATTTTCTTGCAGACGGACACTTCACAGAGCTTAAGAATGCAGAACTTCTTCAAAACCGTTTAGACATGTTAGGACAAATTGAAAGTTATGTTGGTACATATTTCTCTAAAGAGTATGTACGAAAGAATATCCTAAGAATGACTGACCATGAAATTGATGAAATAGAAAATCAAATGAAAGATGAACAAGGTGGTGATATGGGCGACATGAGTTCTGATGACGGAATGTTTGCACATAATGATCCCTCAGAAGGAGATAAATGATGGAAAACCCAGTAAAAGATTTTGTTAATTCAATTGGAGATGGAGATAACATCTCAGCGGAAACACACTTTAATGCAGCCCTTTCTGCAAAAGTAGGTGATGCTTTGGAAACAAAAAGAAAAGACGTTGCGAAAACATTTGTAACGCAACACATACCAGAGGTAGAAGAAGATAGTGAGTAAAACCGTTTCTCAACTTAAACAGGAGTTACCAGAAAAGGATGAGCATAAGAAGTCTAGGGAATATAAAAAACTATCCCCTAAGATGAAGGATGCTGTTGATACTATTTTTAAGGAAATGGAGTCTAAACCCTCAGATTTCCTAAATACTTTTGATAAAACTATAAATAGTGTTTCAAAGAAGTTTAAAGTTCCGCCAAAGAAACTTATGGACTATTTTGAAAATGAACTATTGTCAATTTAGGAGAAGAACATGAGAGTTCGTGGCCCAGAAGTAGCACTAGCAACAGGAACAACTAAGTTAAATGATACTGGTGCGGCTTACGTTTTCAATACTGGTTCTGCTGGATTGGTTACAGTTCGGAACGCTGCCGATAATGCTGATGTAGGTTCTATTCGTGTAGGTGCAGGCGCAGGTCTTGTAATAACACTTGGTACAGGAGAGGGGTTGCGTGGAGCATCCACTATTAAAGGTACACCAATAGTAGCGGCGGGGTTCTAACATGAAACTTATTGCAGAACAGATACAAGAAGTAGAATACATCACTGAAGAAAAAGACGGTGGTGGTAAAGAAATGAAGATTCGTGGAATCTTTATGCAGGCCGACCAAAAGAATAGAAATGGTCGAGTCTATCCAATGGCGGTTCTTAATAAAGAAGTAAATCGCTACAACAAAGAATTTGTTGCTGAAGGTCGTGCATTTGGGGAACTTGGACACCCTGAAGGCCCAACAGTCAATCTTGACAGGGTTTCGCACATGATCACAAAACTGGAAGCGAATGGAAAGAACTTCGTT